AAGTATGGTCCCTAACGATCCTACCGAGTATGAGTTTGCTATGACAGTCTTTGGTTCTTGGGATGTATGGTCAACCATTTGCAAGTCCCCTCTGATCAAACCTCATGTCAACAAATGGCGTAAGGAAGTAGAAGTCAAAGTGAAGTCTCAGGCCATCCAAGCGATTGCCATGGAGATGAAAGAGGGTGGACGCAGTTCCTTTAGTGCAGCTAAGCTTCTCTTGGAGAAGGGTTGGTTGGATAAGGACAGTGCTTCCCAGGCTAAGAAGAAGCTTCAGGCAAAAGAAGAAGAAGATCAAAACAAACAGGCTCTCTCTCTTTTGTCAGAGGATGCAGCCCGCTTGGGTATCAAGGTAAATTAATCTATGGCTAAGAAACCTTCGATCAGCACCATTACGTCAGGCTATACGTCTACGACAACCTTGAATGCAAACTTCGAGGCTCTTCGTGATGGCTTTGACAACACTTTGTCATTAGACGGTAGCACCCCCAATGCTATGAATGCTGACTTCGATATGAATTCTAATGACATCCTAAATGCAAACGAAGTTAATGCTAGTTCATTACGTTTGGGTGGTGTCTTAGTTAATGCCTCTAACTTAAATGCTGCAGGGGCTACTCTGTATTCTGACAACTATATTGGTGATGGTTCTACCGTAGCCTACAGCATGACCTACCAGCCATTCATCAAGGATAACACACAAGTCTACATTGATGGTGTCTACCAGAACAAAGCTGGCTACGAGACTTCAGGAACTACCCTGACGTTTTCTGAAGCTCCCCCTTTGAATTCAAACATTGAGATTGTTGTAGCTCGTTCTCTTGATGTTGCTGGTACTAGCTCAGCTAACGTAGACTATGATCAAGGTGGGTCTGGTTCTGTCACACGTACTGTAGAAGCCAAGCTGCAAGAGTTTGTATCTGTCAAAGACTTCGGTGCTGTCGGTGATGGCGTGACGGACGACACTGCGGCTATTCAGGCTGCGATTAACTACGCAGCCAATAACCAGAAATTAACTGTAATTTTCCCTGCTGGAACTTATAACTTCACAAAACTATATCTGAGTTATGATGCTGTAAATAATCCGAGCTTCCCATCTCAGGATGATTACCGTGGACGCATTAGGTTGCAAGGTGTCGGTTGCGGTTCTAAAAGAAACTGGTCTGACAACACTCCAGTTGGAACTGTCCTAAGAAGCACTGATGCCGTTGGTCCAGCAATTTATTGTAATGGAGACCCACTATCCGAAGGCCAAAATAGAACCGATTACCTGCAAATCTTTGATATGGCGATCTGGGCGACCAATAGCACATGGGTCGTGCAGTGGGACAAAGTTACGCAGGTCAGCGGCTTTGAACGTGTGTTCATTGGTCAGGGTGGAACGGGCGGTGGCATAAGCTGGACTGAGACTTGGCTCGGTTTCATGCGTGATGTTCGTATTGAGGGTGCTGGCGCAGCAACAAGCTCATATGGTCTGTATCTGACTAACCTTGCAACTGGCCTCTCTGGTGGTCTATACGAAATCACAAGAGTTATTGCCAATGATTTTGATGTGGTATGGCAATTGGGTCATCCAACATATGGCTCTGGCGGAAGAACACACTCCCTTGTTCTTATTGGCTGTCAGGGTGGCGATGGCAACTATGGCATGAGAGCTGGCCATGGAATTGACCAGCTTACTATGATTGGTTGTCACTTTGAGACTAATGATATCGCCCTTAGTATTACTAGGGGTGCTTCTTCCATAAGAGTTCAGGGCAGCTCTTTTGTTAATGGTCGCATCTTTGTACAACTTGGTGACAATACAGTAGATGGGGATAGATACTCAGCCGTTACTTTTGACACCAATAAGTTCGTCTCTGATGCCACAACAGAAAAGCATATTGAGATATACGCCTCTGCTAATACTGCTGACGTAACTCTGTCGAGCAATGAGCACACAGGCAACGCATCTGCAACAGACACCGCTATTTGGCTTGAGGACGCAAATCACCATCATGTGCGACTTCTTACGCCACAATTTAACGCAAACTTGTCTGTTGAAATTGCAAACTCCAGCCGCTTGCAAGAACTTTACGACGAGCAAAAGATTGTCTGGCGCACAGTAAACACAGGTGGCGTTCTGACCGAGCCTCCGTTCCAATTTAAGTCAGATGCGACCACTGGGGCACAACCTGTTGTCGATGTGTATCAAGAAGATAATGATGTTGCGTTCTTGAAATTCAGCACAAACGCAGCAGCGGGGACTGGAACTGCACATATCAACACTACCAATAGTGGCACTGCAACTGGTCCTGGAGATGGTGCATGGACATACAGCCGCATGGTGAAGGTGCAGGTGGAGACTTCAGGCGGGACGTCGGATTACTGGATGCCACTGTTTACAAAGATCTAAGGGGATCGCAATGACTATCAAACAACAAGGCGGTGTATTCGGCCGCAACCCAACATTCAACGAAGTAACCATTGACAGCACCCTTTCTGTCGATGGAACATCTCAATTCTCTGATGATGTTTCTTTGCTTCGGTCAAATCTATCTATCTCTAAAGCCTTCAATGGTTCGTCAGAGATCAACTTTTATAATGACGCCCCAACCAGCCCAAGTTCATTCAAGATTGTAGTAAATGATCTTGAGGAAGTTCTCTTTGATCTTGATCCAGACGCTTCACTCGCAGCAGCAAGAGATCTGATTGTTCGTGGCGATGGTGCAACCGAGATTGCACGGTTCAATGTGGCTGGGAATGTAACACTTCCCACTGGCAACCTTGTCATCGGCACATCAGGCAACGGCATCGACTTCTCTGCCACCTCTGGCACTGGCACAAGCGAACTGTTCGATGACTATGAAGAGGGGACGTTCACCCCTGTCGTGGCTGACGCTGCATCTGGCGGGAATGAAGGAACTGCATCTTCGGCTTTTGGTTATTATACCAAAGTTGGACGCCAAGTGACCATTCAGATCACGTTTTTAAACATAGACACAACTGGAATGACGGGTGCAAATGACCTTTACATTACTGGACTTCCTTTCTCATGTGAAAGTCTAGCTGGTATAAATTATTTTACAGGAAATATGTCTGCCGCACTTTTAGCTAATACTCTTGGAATTGGAAGTCCAGAAGTCTTGGATAGCACTTCATATATGCGTATTAGAGAATGGGGCAACAACACTGGGACTGACTTTTCTTTGGTCTCTGATTTAACCTCTGGCGCTTCTGACTTGAACATTACTCTAACCTACTTCGCAGCGTGAGACACAAATGGCACTAACAAAAGTCTACCCCCGTATGATCGAAGGTGATCTTGTAAATGTTAAAAGTTATGGGGCTGTTGGAGATGGTGTTTCTGACGACACCGCAGCTATTCAGGCAGCCTTGAATGCTGGCGGAACCGTTTACATTCCAGATGGAGCTTACGTCATCAGTTCGATGCTCACTGTTTCTGGTCGTTCTTCTGGTGGTTTGGTTGGCAATGGCTCTGGAAGTATTATTATTGCTAACGCAGCTATGACTGCAATGCTAAAGGTATCTTCATCTTCTGGCTTTGCCGTCAAAGACCTTGTGTTCTGGGGTGATGAACTTGCCTACGCAAATTCGGCTCAATATTTCCGTCGCCACACGATGACTGCTGCATTGTGGCTTGAACAGAACGACCTTGCCCACATTTCTGATCTGTCTTTCTATGCGGTTCGTGGCTCTGGCATAAAGGCCACAAGGGCAATTCGAACCACTTTCCAAAACATTGAAATGTCTTTCTGCGGAGATTTTGCCAAGAACGCCTTTATGTTTGAAGGCAACAGTTCTTCTACAAACATTGCAACGCAGGGTGCTTACTTTTCAAACATTGGCATGGAAAGCTGTCCAAACGCCACCGTGTTCCAAAATACAGATACTGGTTCTGGTTCTGATGTAACATTTACAAGCAACACGCTTGAAGGTTTCCGCTTTGAAAATCCATCACAGCAATATCTGGCTTTTGTCGGAACAACGGCTTTCCAAGATGGTGAGACGATTACTGGTGGCACAAGTGGGGCGACAGCAACTGTCTTAAATAAACCAGGATCAACACCTTCTGGCTACACCGTTTTGCGTCTTGAGGATGAAGCAACGTTCTCTGGTCAATTTCAAGAAGGTGAAACTATTACTGGTGGCACAAGTGGTGTAAATGCAACCCTTTCAACTCTGATCCGTTTTGACAATCAGCTTGCCATTGTTGATGGTTTTGTTGGAAATGACGGACGCAATCGTTTGTCTAACTGGCATGTAAATCGTGCTGGATATGCAACTGATCCATCTGTGGAAATGCGAGCATCAAACAATGCTATGAGCAACATTCGGTTTGCTGGCAATCATGCTGGCGGCTGTATTAAGTTCACTGGTTCATACAATCTTCTTGATGGTATGGTGTGCATTGGTAATGCTGACACATCAGCGGTTCCTGCAATCATAGTAAACGGGTGCATCCGAAATCATTTCTCTGATATTATCACTCGTTATTATCAGTTCATTGATGGATCAACTGGTGCAAACAATGACATAACGATTGTTGGCGGCAACAACGAAAATGCAACCGATGTTGCTATCAGCATTGGATCATCGTGCAATCGTTGGAACATTTCTGGTGTCACTATTTCTGATATGGCAAGCACCACTGGCACGGCACCAATTTTGCTAGATGGCAACTTCTGCCGTTTGTCTGACTGCGTTGTGTATGACGCATCAAATGTTGAAGCTGGCATCGGAGATACTGGGGGAGATAACTCGATTATCGGATGCTCAGTAATCAGCATTGCTGATGGTGCTGATGGCGATGGCCATGGGATCAAGCTCGAAGGTGCAAACCGCAGCGGCGTCCAAAACTGTCAGATTTACAACGTCGATGGTCATGGCATCTATGTGAAAGATGCGGCGGCGGATCGTGTGTCTGGCTGTGACATTCGCCAATATAGCGTATCGGCATCTTCGTTTGCTGGTATCCGTCTAGAAAGTGCTGCTACATCTGCGCTTGGTTTGATTGTTGATGGCAACAAATTCGACAAAGGTGCGGCAACGCCGCAGTATGACATCCACAGTGATGCAAACTTTCAGTATGTCCAATACGTCAACAACAATGCTCGGTCTGGTTTGCGGACATCATCTTTGGGCGGCGGCACTGGTGAAGTGTCAGCAAACAACATCAACATTTAATACGCTTCGTGCGTGGACAGTCCAGCCAAGGAGGTAAACATGGCGCTGACTAAACTAACAATCACCGACAAGATCGAAACCCTGCATCTCGCAGCAGGGTATCCTGTCATTCAGGTTCGTCAAGCAACGATCATTGCAGAGGATGGTGTGGAGATTAACCGCAGCTTCCACCGCCATGTACTGACCCCTGACGCAGATGTGTCTGGCGAAAGCAATGAAGTACAGGCCATTGCTGCAGTAGTATTCACTGACGCAGCCAAGGCAGCTTATGCTGCTGCTCAAGCACAGGAGTAAGTAACATGGCTAACGTAACTGCTTCTCTAGAAGATAACGGCAGCACCTCTGCTCTGCAAATTATCGGTCACTTTAACTTTTCTTTGTCTGGCACCTGGAGTGCAACAGTTACTGTACAACGTAGCTGGGATAAGACAAACTGGTTTGATGTTGACACCTTTACTTCAAACTATGAAGGTGTTGGTTTTGATGCTGAAGAAGTTTGGTATCGTGCAACGGTATCTGACTATGCATCTGGAACTGTAGTTATCCGTTTGTCAGATAACCGAGACTTTACGTCTAGGGACGTATTTGTACAATAAAGTCTTGACAAGAAAATAATCAAGTGGTAAAATGGCTACATTAGAACAAATCAAATTAGCTGCCGAAAGTGATCTTGTCACATTCATTAAGCTAGTTGCACCAGAACAAGTCTTAGGGCAATGCCACGAAGATGTTTGTAACTGGTGGACACGGCCAGATGCTAAAAGCCACCAACTACTTTTGTTCCCACGTGACCATGGTAAGTCTCGTCTTATTGCTTACAGGGTTGCGTGGGAACTAACTAAGAATCCCACTCTGCGGATATTATATATCTCAGCCACCGCAAACCTTGCGGAGAAACAGCTAGGCTTTATCAAGGGCATTCTTACATCTGAGACTTACCGCCGTTACTGGCCTGAGCATGTTAATGCTGACGAAGGTAAACGGTCTAAGTGGACTAACTCAGAGATTGCCCTTGATCATCCAGCTCGAAGAAAGGAGAATGTACGTGACCCTTCTGTCTTCACTGGTGGTCTTACTACTTCCCTTACTGGGATGCACTGTGACATTGCAGTACTTGATGATGTTGTTGTATACGAAAACGCCTACACGGGTGAAGGTCGCAACAAAGTAAAAAGTCAGTATTCCCTTCTGTCATCTATCGAAGGTGCCGATGCAAGGGAGTGGGTCGTAGGAACACGTTATCATCCTGCTGACCTTTACAACGATCTCCTGCAGATGACAGAGGATATTTTCACCGAGGAAGGTGAGAAGATTGGCGAAGAAAACATTTATGAAGTCTTCGAGAAACCTGTAGAAGCTCGTGGTGATGGGACGGGTGAGTTCCTCTGGCCCCGATCCCAACGTAAAGACGGTAAGTGGTTTGGGTTTAACATGCAGGTTCTGGCCAAGAAACGTGGTCAGTACTTAGACAAAGGTCAGTTTCGGGCACAGTATTACAATGACCCATCTGATCCAGACAATGTTCCTGTTGGTTCTGACAAGTTCCAGTACTACGAACAGAAGCACCTGCGCCAGGAGAATGGCTACTGGTTTTTCCGAGACAATCGTCTGAATGTCTTTGCTGCTGTTGACTTTGCTTTTAGTCTTAGCAAGAAGGCTGACTACACTGCAATTGTTGTCATTGGTATTGATGCTGACAACAATGTTTACGTTCTTGATATTGATCGTTTTAGAACAGACAGAATTTCAGACTACTTTGAGCACATCCTACATCTGTCAAACAAGTGGTCATTCCGTAAGATGAGAGCAGAAACAACCGTAGCCCAGATGGCTATTGTTAAGCAGCTCAAAGAACTGATTAAGCAGCATGGTTTGTCAATCAGTATTGAAGAATACAGACCCAACAAAAACCAAGGTAACAAGCAAGAACGTATAGCTGCTGTTCTAGAGCCTCGTTACGATAACATGGGTATCTGGCACTACCGTGGCGGTAATACTCAAATCTTGGAAGAAGAGTTGTCATCTCGTAACCCTCCGCACGATGACGTTATTGATGCTCTAGCTTCTGTAGTAGACATGGCTGTGAAACCTGCACGTTCTGTTCGTAGACAGAAAAGCAATGTTGTCCAGTTCAATCAAAGATTCGGTGGAGTTAGCTTCTAATGGC